ATGGCTGATTTTTTAGATGTACTGCTTTCACCTTTTAGCTTTACCTTCATGCAGCAAGCCTTTTTAATTGTATTATTGGTCGCCATTCCAACCGCACTGCTTTCATGCTTTTTAGTGCTAAAAGGCTGGTCATTGATGGGTGATGCTATTTCACATTCGGTATTACCCGGAATTGTGATTGCCTATGTATTAGCGATCCCCTTTGCATTAGGTGCCTTTGCTGCAGGTATGTTTTGCGCTCTTGCGACAGGTTATTTAAAAGAAAATAGCCGTATTAAAGAAGACACCATTATGGGGGTGGTCTTTTCGTCAATGTTTGCATTTGGTATCGTTTTAATGACCAAAGTACACAGTTATGGCAAGTTCGAAAATAAACATTTATAAACAACAAGTTAAGATTGTTTATTTCCATACTGGCGACAAAGTGGCGATAGATAAATGTTCATATGATTAATCTTATTTTCTCGTCATCCAAAATAATTTCAACGAAGCATAATAATTTCACCCTGCTAATGCCTTATCATCAAACCTCTTTCTTTTGCTAAACTTATAATAAAATCCTCAGTTGGAGTTTTATTACAATTTAGTTCATATAAAGACTGATGTAGCCAGTTTAATATAACTATAATTTAATACATCTTTTTGCAAAAATAAATTACACTCAAAAACAGTGCTAGCCATTGTTCTATAACGGTTATCTACTTTACGCCCTGATCCTTATTCGTGATCAACGCGATCATTAAACCCCACGAAAAATAGAACTAATCATTAAAAATCAATTCGTTACATTTTCACGTGATCATTGCTGTGATCATTATTTTTGCAATTCTTTGCATTTTTTTTCATTCTTCGCAATTTTGATTTTTCCCTTAAAGCCAGTACTGACGCGGGTTTAAGAGCTATTTTTACTGAAATAAAATTGAAAAAATTCAAAAAAAACACACACAGCGAGGAGGTGGGAGGAGTACGGATTCCGTGGCCTCGTCACCATTTTCCGTGGCAAAAAAAAGCCACTCAATATTGAGTGGCTTGAATAATACATTAGCTTGAAAGTGGTATGTCATCAGGGAGCGTTTGGATATGCCCACAAATACAAATAATAGTATGTTCCCCCTCAAGATATTCTGACTGTCCACAAACTTCACAGACATAGAGTGCATTTATCTCTAACATAGGCGGCCTCCTTTATAGTTACACTTTATTAACTTTTAACCCACAATGATAACATTAAAGAAGACAGTCGTTATGTATCTCGCAATTTATCGCACTAAGAATCAACGTAGTTACACTAAAAATGATAAGCCACCTATTATGCTTTAATCATAGGTGTTAATGTCTCTGTGATGTCTTTTACTTGATTTGATTGTGACGTGAATTGACTCGCTTGATCAGGGGATGAACTACCATTATGTGTATGGCTAGCACTCGTTTTAGCCATTGCCTCCGTCACGGCCATTAAACGCTGCAGTAGCTGTAATATGTTTGTCTCACTATTACCAAGCCACGTTTGTGGCGCTTGATAATGTTGTGTTTCACCAGCCACACTACGACGTAAGCCCCCAATAATATCAACCAATTCTCCTGCCGTGGCAGTATGTAAATTACCTAATGTCCCTAACTCAATATTATCCCCCGCCATGATTTCAACGTTACCCAACGATTCAATCACTTTGCGACCAACCTGTTCATGGCTAAGCCCATCAACGTATAATGTTTGTTGTCCAAATGTTCCCGTATAGCAATCGGCGACATCTTGTTTAATCATCGCTTCATCAGTTTGATAACCATCTGTCATACGGTGTTGATGGCCGTTAGGGGTTGTTCTTTGAAATACTTCAGCTCGCTGTTGTAACAACTGCTCATCTGGCGCAATATCTGGCAATGACCAACCATAACCCAATATGGTACGGATAAAGGCTTTATCCGCACGGCCATAAGCAAAAGCTAATTCAACCATCGTTCCTTCTGTTGGGGTTGCCATATTGCCTTGCTCATTACCTCCTGCGCCAACAGGTAACGGTAAGGCTTTATACACAGGCACCGTTTTATCTGACTGACCGTTTTCATCAAGGATTTGTACATCAGCCGCATAACGAGGGCGAAAAGGATCGTTAACTTGCCCTGCCATCGCTTTATCCGCCACAGCCACAACTACCCCAAATTTAGGTAAATGGTAACCCGCGGCTAACTCAGGAAAAGCCTGACGAATTTGACGCTGCTCTGGGGTCGTTTGCTCTGCAGGCGTTCGCCATGTCAGTGTCATTTCATCCCCGACTACAACCACTTTATTGATGGCTTTACCATTTACCCAAGCGTGCGGTCGGATCGGCGGAAATAACATACATTGCATGACATTACCGCCAGCACTGGCCGTGGTTAATTCAGGGGGAATAACAACTGGATTGTGAGCCCATTTAGTATCACGATAACTGCCTAACCAGATAAAACCATCAGGTTGCTGATACCACGTAAAATCAGGTATTTCAAAAGCTCGACCAATATTATTCAATAATTGGTAGCCGCTGCCCTGGTGTGAAAAGTTCGCAATGATTTCATCTTGATAATGACTCTCGCTGCTTTGTGGTAACACAAATTGTAAGCCGGTGTTATCAGTGATGGCTGCGAGTATTTCAGGGATCGTGGTATGTTGAAAACTCACCGATTGAGGGCTATCCAATAAAAAGCATAACTCACGAATAATAATACGGTAATAGCCAGTTTCATTCGGCGTCACTTGTGTCACGAACCCTGTAAACCACTGTGCGACATTAGAACCCGCAATACCCAAATCAATGCGCACACGTTGACCTTTTTCAACATACCCCTTCACTGTTAACGCGCCACGGCCTCCGGCATTCGCTTCTAATACCAACGTGTGATCGCTCGCTTCCCGCAATTGACCGTCAATGAAAACGGAATGGATAAACTTCATTTCAGTCTTTCCCAAATTTGATTTTGCAATAAGGCGGCCAAATCACCTTGGCTTTTTCCCGTCACTGATTCAATGAGTCCCTGTGGCAATACTAGTATGTTGTCAGTGATTTGCTGTTGTGCAATATTAACACTGTTGATTAGCCCATCAGGTAGTTGGTTTATAACACCCTCTTTCGCTTGATCCATCATAGATGCAAGTAATTGCCGCTCTGTGGCCTCACTGGGTGAATCAACCTCAACTAACGTAAATGAGATTTTCCAAGCCCGTATATTTTCTTGCTCTGTGGCAGTAATGCGGCCAGAAAATCGGACTTTTCGAATATTCAGCACTCGCGCAATATCACATCCAATCGTGTATGTTTGGCGAATAATACGAGTATGTATTTCCTTTTTGATGACGGTGGGTGCAGCTTCTTTTACTGTGTGACGGGTACTTTCTACCCACACCTTTTCGCCACTTTTATTTGTTGACCAATGCCCGTAAGCGCCTACATATTTTTCGGTTATTCCACCGCCTTTTTTCACAGTAACGGTGTCTGTTTTTGTTTGTTTGGCCGTCGCCAATGTAAACAATGTTTCAAGTTGGTCCCGTTCATTAAAGGGGATCAATCCTGTCACGGCTAATACCTTACTTTTATCCCCTTGCTCTGCGTAGCTGGATGAGGAAGATTGCGCTGATAAGTCTTTATCTTTAAGTTCAAAGCTCGGTGAAATACGGATAGCTTTTAAGACAATGGATTTCCCGCCAAGGGTGAACGTCGGCACATTGGCACGGCTCCATGGAATAGCCGGTACAGTATCTAAAACACTATCAAGAAAATCCGTCGCATTATCTGTAAAATCAAAATCAAACATTCAGTATCTCCCTTAAAAAATCCATTTTTGTAGGGGCTAAGAACATTACCGCAACACTGAACTTATCCGTTGTATTGGGTACCGTTTGTGCTTCAAGCTCTGCCGCTATGGTTTCAACACTGCCTTGTGTCGCAAACACCCATGTTTTAGCCGCATTCTTTTTGAGGTGATTAATATCATCCGTTAATTGTTGTAAAACCTTTTGTCGTTTGGCTGCTAATTGCTTGAGTTTAGTGATAGGTGTTTCTCTGTCAGCGGCCAAAGATTCTAATTGTGCTATTTGGGCACCTTGCCATTGCAACACTTGCCGTAAAGGGGAGTTATTTAATGCACTGATAGGTTTGAATCGAGGAACAGCATCAACGGCGGGCGTGAGCATCCGTTCTTGTTTAATGATGATCTCTGCGGCTAATCGACGTTGTAATGCCAAGACATCAGGTAACGGTAATACCTTACTGAAAGCCACTATTTTAGCGTGATAATCTGCCAGCGTTTCGGTAGTGATTAACACCATCAAGGCATATTGTGAGGTTAATGGTCGATTATCATCCGCTTTATCTTTCAGCTTAATAGATAACGTATTAATCGCATTGAAGGCAGATAAAAAATGCCCATTCGATTCAACTAACCCCACCCCGTATTGATAAGGCGTCACGGTTAATACTTGACCTGATTCTAATAACGCATCCAGTTTTTGCCTAAGTGACAATATCCCTTCAGCTTTAGCCGATAACGCATTGCGTTGATAGTCCGTATTGATCGTTATTGCCGATAACTGATTGAGTCCTTGCTGTGATTGCGCATTAATTTGGGTAAGAACGCTTTCAGTATCAGTTTGAATAGTGGCCGCACTTGGCGACCACTGTAATTGTTTTTCACTCCACGCCATGGGCTAACTCTTGCGGTAATAGCGGCCATGGGTGTTCATCTTGAATTTTTACCCGTAACGCTAATGCTTGTTGAATAAATTGCGCTGATACTTCATGTTGTCCTTGCGCGGCTTTTATCGTACCTTCGGCAATCAATGGATCAACCTGTTGGATATACAATGTACGACGGAGTGTATCTACCTCATCATATCTCTCTGTATATGTTTTCTTGGGTTTTATCTGCTCAGGATTGATTTTTTCTTTAAATACCCCTTTTTCAAAATCACACCAGGTAAACACAAAACCCGGTTGAGGGGCATTCACTATTGTATAAAAGTCATCAGGCACTAAAACCAAGTCAATCAAAGAAACATGATCCCTTGCTGGATTTATAATTTGAAAGTGACGGTTTAAATATTTCATTTATACCCCTTAATAAACCACGATCCTTTAGCTACATAAGAGGCACTACCTGCTAGGTTGGCAGAAACACCGCCAGCTCTAATCGCAATATAATTATTACTAATAGCACACGTCGTCGTTTCTACACCAACATTACCACTATCGATTTGTGATGCATGACAAGTAGTCACTGTCATCGGGATGGGTAATAGAATCGACGTACTACCATCATATAAGGCAGTTAAGTTTCCTCCCATTGGGGTCTTATATGTCGTTAATGAATAAACACCTTCCATTTCAACGTCATTATTAAACCAAATCTTATAAGATATCCCTTGATTACTGCCTTTTTCAAACGGATATAAACGCCATGTGTCGGTAGGATCATTACTTATCGGTTTATGGTTAACATTCGACTGATTACACCAAAAATCCACAGATTCATCACCCTGCTTAACCGTTGTTTTTTCACCTTTAGTATACAACCTCAACGGATCCCACGCTTGAAACTGACCTTTTTTTAATTCAACAAGCAATACATCTAACGGTGTTTCACTACGCTGATTAACCACCATTCCTTCAGCCGTGATATCCGCTATTTTTGCCACATAATGATCAACACCATCAATCACGTTATCCATTAATGCTGTCGCGCTAACCTTTAATTCAATGGCATTAGACCAAGCACCAAGCACCGTGCCTTGACGTGACACTGATACCCAAATTGAAGTTGGTTTTGTACTAATGGTGAGTGTTTGATTTTGTGCTAATACAGAACGTAACCCACCAATATACCCAACACCGGCACTCACAAAATACTGATCGGTATTGATCGCTTTAGTAACAGTAAAACCATCATCAATAAAAGCATCATGTCCATAGACATCGAGTGCTTGTAAACGTACATCGTCATCAATACCGATTAAACGGGCTGAATAATCAATTTGCCATGTCGCGGCGGTGACCGTTATGGCTGCAGCAGTTGCAGCACCGTCGTATTCCATTAGCATGGATTTCACTAAAGAATTACCCGTGGTACCGCTTTGCTCATTGGTAGCCGTCTTAGTTTCAGGTAATTTCCACACAATCATGCCAATACTGTTACGATCATCTTTATCAATTAAGTACATCGCATTAAAGGTGAAATCGCCCATCGTCGTATCCATGACAATGGAATACGCCAACGCATTGGTATTAATCTTACCTAATTGGTCAATAACTTGTTCATGAACAATCTGATCATGAGTGGGTAAGCCGGTATCTCGTGGAATAGGTTGCGTTAAGTCCAAATCAGGAATATTCGCTAAAACAATTTTATTAAGCGTGACGGGGTCACCACTGGCAAGTTTTTTCTGTAAGTAAGTTTCAAAAGAAAAGGGGATCACTGTTTGTGCCATGTTAGTTCCTTAAACGTGCACTAAATATCGATTGTTCACACTCAATCGCTGTTCTTGTTGGAATAATAACGGTGCAGATAACATCAGTAGCAATGTAGGTTTGGGTTGAACATCCCCATTCCCCACCTCGCCAATTACCAACAACCGGATAGGTCACTTGAAACCGGTAACGGCGGCAGGTTCTGCCATAATGATGAATAATCGCCATCATCAAATCTGCATTGTTCGCTAAGTCGCTATCACTTAGCTCAATATCAATCACATCCCATGCTATCGCATCTTGACGCTCATGAATTTGAACCCAACCAATGCCTAGTCGAGTAAAAATACCTTTAAAACCCGCCACCTCACCGGCATCTTTTGCATTGATAAAAGCAAACGCTACCCGCTTGCGGTATAAATCTAACGGCTCATGTTCAAACCGAACAATGTCACGCTGCCACGCAATCAATCCCAACACGCGTTCACTGCAGGTCAATGGGTCAAGTTGCTGCAAAGGCAGTTGCAACCCATTTTTAATATATTGAAAAAAATCTGTGATGCCGCGAGTAATAAAATAAGGTTCAATCACTGTCGTCACTAATGTTTTACCATCTTCCCAAAAAGGCACCTTCGCTGCCGGTAAATCAGGCATGGTTTTCATCGCGTCATCCACCGATTTCATTTTTCACCTCAATAGACAAGGTTGATATCACCGGTATTGATAACCCACTTTGGATCATTGTTTTATTTATGGTGATTTGTTTAACCGTAGGCATCGCGTTATGAATTTCACGTACCATTTCAGAAAACGAAAACAACGATTGTGCGTAAGTTCGTGTCATATCTGGAAAAGCATCATTTTCACGAAAAGCGGCGCGAATACGAAATTCAACTTCGGTCTGTATTGCAGTACGCGCCTCTATCTCAAGCGTGTTACTCACATACACCACAACGGTTAATACTTGCGGAACACGAGGTAATGCCTTGCAAGTCAGTAAATCACCATGGCCGTGATAGCCTTGGTGATTGATATAATCATTAAGCTGATCCAATACATGTTGAGGCGTTTCCCCCACTTCCATAAGAATCAAAGCATCTGCTGAACCAGGTACTGTATCCCCCGTATTTTTAAACCAAATCAAATCAGGACGAATACCCGCCACGCGAGAAATAATGGCGCGGTAAGCTGCATCAATGTGATAACGACCGACAGTTGAAAAGGCATTACGACTGCGTAAACACAGTTCATCATCCGTTTCAATGTCAGCCCCTAACTGTACAATCCAATCGGTAGGATTTGTCACACTCTCAATACCGGCGACAGCGACAGGTAAAATATTAAAATATCCCGCTGCCAAATTATAATCTTTGCCTGCTACTGATGCTCTACAGGGTATCAAGCCCGTCAGTTTACCTATAGGGATCAATACATCATGTTGAACGTGTAACCGATAGACGTGATCATCAATACGCTCTGTTGTCACTTCGGTACCCGCTTTAATCACGACCGCTTGTTGTACATCTTTTTTAGTAAATGCAATATTCCCCACGGTAAATTGAGCAGGTTTGCGGGTGGTATTCGTTTCCCATGCTTTTAAATCAGCAAAGGTACCGGTAGCCGTCGCCGTAAACATCGCAGGTAAAACATTCTTAGCCAATAATTCGTTCACTAACCACAATACCGGCGTTACCACCACAGCACGTACCCAGCGCCAAAACGGTGACATACGAGAATCATTAGATAACGTACTGCCTGCATCTTTGACCGCTTTAGCAAGCATGGCCGCTAAAGCTGTTTCATCCGTAGGAATACCGGCTTCTACCAATAATGGGTCAAAATCAACGTCTGGTCGTATATTCAAAACTGCATCCTTGCGTTAATCACACCAAAGTCTTTCGTCTCTGCCGTCAATAGGTAGCGACGCTGACTTTCTTCTATACACCGTGCGGTGCCTGCTTTAATTCGATTATCTTGTTCAGTCAGCAATTCGATACGCGTCATCACATCACACCGATAAGCCACTGACCGTTCACCCTGCAGTTCTCGTGCTAAACCACTTTCCATAATGGCATGTTTGATATCTTGCCCAATTGACCAGCGATTATTCGTTAATTGGGGTTGATGCCCCGCATCAATCACCCATCCCCCTGCCGCCACTAAGATATCAATCTGTTGTTTATCCATGCTGCAACTCTGCTTGCTCGGTGATCTCAGCAATAGTCATATGAGGTTTCTGCTGAATAACCGTAATATCACCGGTATGGGTGACGTTCCCACCTTGATTACCTTGAGAAGCCATCGCTTGAGAGAGTCCACCACTTGGCACTGCAGTCACTGACGTTTTTTGTTTCAGGTATTGGCTTGCAGTGCGCTTAGTCTCGCTATCATTGTCACCTGAAAACGGCCATGAGAACGACGGTATTTTGAAAGATGGCATGTTGAGTGAGGGCATTTTTATAGACGTTAAGGCTTTTATCTTACTCAATAACTTATCTATCATGCTTAAAGCAAAAGTGATGGGCGCATTAATAACAGTAAACATACGCCCAATATTTTTCCCCATCATCATCCCAAGCTGAGTGATGTCAGCCATGTCCCCTTTCGCACCTTTGAGCATAGGAAACCATTCAACTAATTTTTTCACAGCAAAGCTAATTGCTGCACCCATGGTCATGAAAATACCTTTAATGGGGGCAACCATGGCAACAAAGCCTGACGCTTTCATAAAACCCTGATAAAAACCGTCAAAAAACGCTTTTATATAATCCCAACCCCAAATAACTACCGCGACTAACGCCGCAATCGCCGCCACCGTTAAGGTGATAGGACTCGTCAATACTGCCATCGCAACCCCTAATGCCCCCGTCATAAACGAAGCGACACCACACGCGACACCAAATCCCACTACCGCCATCGCGGCATACCCTAATAAAGCCGTCAGTTCTGGGTATTTGTCCATATAGGCCATCAGCACATTGGCACCGTTAGCCATCATTCCCGCGATACGCGCAAAAGCCGGCATGATCAATCCACCGGCAGCGGCACGAACAGCAAACCATGCATTCTCAAGTCGCTCCCATTGGTCGGTTTGTTTCTTTGCCATTTTCGTCGCAATATCCATCCCTTTAACTTGACCCAAGGTACTAATATTGGCGCTAAGTTCTTCGGTTTTATCCGCTAAGGCTTGAATGAACTCCACCGCCTGTTTATTACCGAATGCCTTTTGAAGTGTGGCGAAATCTTTGGTGCCCATATGGCTTAAATCCCCAAACTTACGTTTAAGGAGATCAAGAATTTTCACTGTGGGTAATAACTTGCCGCGGCTATCAGAAAATGACAGACCCAATACTTTTTGAGCTTTCGTCGCACCTGAAATGAAGTTTTGGTATTTCGTCGCTGCTTCACTGCCTCCCATTGAGGCGCCAAGCATACCTAATACTCCCATTTGTTCTTGCATCGATGCCCCCATAGCGGTGGCACTTGAACCTAGACGTTCAAACGCTTGTGACATTTTGTCACCGTCCATTTTAAACATCTTCACCGCTTGTGCCGTCATGCCTGCAACACGATTAACCCACGTACTTTTCCCTATTTCATTAGCTTGGTTTTGAAAAATGCCGTACATCGTACCCATATAACTGGTAATGGTTTTGGTATCGGATTTAGTCGCTGCGGCAAGAACAGCCGAGGCTTTGGTAAAGTTAGCCAGTTCATCACCTTTCAGCCCCCCAATGGCAGATTGAATATCATAAGACGCTTCAACAAATTCAGTGGCTGATTTGCCATATTCCACCGCAAAACCTAATGCAGTTTTCTTGAGCTTTGCCATGGCCGTTTCAGTCGTTCCTAGACTGGATAATTCTCCCATACGACGATCCATTTCAATCGCAGGCATTAACGCAGATTGAACAGCAAGACCAGCACCGGCAATACTTAGCGCCCCGCCTGCCATTTTTTGAAAACCAGATTTAGCCGATTCACCCAGTTTTTCAATAGAGCCTTTAATCCCCGCTAACGGCTTAGTGACCTTATCGTTTAGGCCAACTTGTACCATTAATTTATCTAAACCACGGCTCATTCGTCTGCCCCCATAAAGGCTTTTCCAATACCATTCGCGATAGCAATACTTTGTCCTTCAAGTTGATGGTGATAGAGCCATAATGCCTTGCCAATAGTCTCTGTATCATCGGGGCTATGCGGTAACATCATGTCTTTAATCGCCAACATTTGCCCAATGGGGTTGGTTTCTAATGCTGTGGCAGACGCCATTATTTTTTTACAGTGATCTCTAAGTCAGGAGCAAATTCATCATTGATGGCAGCGACTAATGACAATGCTGCACCAGGTAATAAAATCAGCGTGTCTAAATCCGCTTTTGATTCTGGTACCACAATACGTTTAAGGTAATTAATCGTAGGGGCAACCTTATCGTTCATTCCCAATTTATTGATGTAGTCGTTATATGCCTTTAACGTTGGGGCAAAGGTAATTGACGTGTTTTGAACATCCAATGTTACGTGTGTCATAAAATTATCCATTAAGGTATTAAGGTCATCGCTTGGTCAGCGCGCCATGTTAAATAATCATCCACTTGGCGTGCACAATCGGCTAACGCCACTTTTAATCTAGGCACATCATCCGCCGCCGTTTCTGCTGGCGTTTTCCCGATCACTTGCGGTTTATGGCAACGGGAAATCAAGCCTAAAGGCGGTAAGAGAGTGATCACGCTTACTTGTGTATTTTCAATAGGACTGCTGCAGCTGCTTAATAACATCATCAGGCCAAGGACGTTGATAACACGCCTCTTTTTCCAGTGCATGACGCAGTGCTGTGGTCGTTTCACGGAGTGTGGCCTCTTGGTGTAATTGTTTTTCTCGACGCTGAGTTAACATTGTATCGAGCTGGGTATTACGTTGAGTTAACGCCTGTATCTGCGCCTGATTCACTTGATTAGCGATATGTGCATGACTAGCGGCAGATTTTGCCGTCACTAATTCTGTTTTTGTCTCGGATAAAACCACGCCAAACACCACCACTAAAGCAACTAATCCTAGTCCCATTAATGTTTTAATCCACTGCCATACAACGATCATATTCATGCCCTCGACGGGTGATCAGCCCCCGTAATTTCTTGCCGCCGCCATACACCCACCGAGGTAATTCACGACACGCTGCAGCATAATTCCCTTGCTTCACTAATTTACCGATAGTCGTACTGGTACCATCACGATTACGTTGGAACCGCGTACAACCGGTATTAAAAACAAAACTCACAAAAGCATCATATTGCCCTTGGTTTGGTGTCGTTGGTGCAAGTTGATTGATGCACTGTTCAGCCGCTTGAACATTCCGTACAAAGTCTTTCGCAACCTGTTGTTGTGTAATTATTTTCCCTGTGACTTTTACCGTATTACCAATACCATTGGTTAGTAAATCCGCAGGACAACGATAAGGATCTTGACGGCACCCTTCAGCATTGGCTATCAGTAATAGTCCTTCTTGACTCACAGATAATGACCCTAATGATTGACCATCAATCACGACATTGCCCACCGCCTTATCGCCTTGATGTACAACCCCGCCCGTGATTAACGCCACGATGACAGAGACAGCACACACGACCTTTTTGATATGTTTCATTTCTTAAAAAAAATCCCTTTCTCTTTTGCAATCCGCTGCATCACGCGCTTGTGCCAAATATTGGCAATCAATGCCACGACAGCCACTAAGATAGAAGTGAAAAAATACCAATCTTCTAATTTCATTGAACTGGACATGATCCCTAATACCGACATCACATAGACGACGACATTGGTGACACGGTCAAAAAGTTCGTGCATTGCGTTTATTCCTTTTCGCTTTGGCACGGCGCACAATATTGGCAACCCTGCACAGCATCCTGCCGCGCTTTGGGAATAGGGTCGCCACATTCTTGGCATTCCATTGCACTGGGTTTATCGATGCTATTTTTAACCTGTAAATGGGCTAACAGCTGTTCCCTTTCTTGCTGCTCAATCGCTGCGCCATAATCGGCAAAATCCATGATTAGGCCACCATATTACGGGTATCGTCTTGACTCAGATAAGGCACCCCATCGATATGAATAAAGTCAGAACTGGTTACTGCCCCTTTTAATTTGTGGGTTAATACGTCACTGCCTTTTGATTCAAAATCCAATAAGTCTTCAACATTGAACTTCACCCCAAAGGCTTCAATATTCAATTCTTCTGCGCCGGTGTTAGCATAGAAACTGACATCATCGACAGGGAGTTCACGAAAACTGCCAGCTTTACGCGCGGCATCAATCACTTGCTTAATGTATTTGGTTGAGATCTCTAGCTCTACCGTGGCTGATACATCACCTGCCACCCAACCATCAGGAATACCGCGTGTACTCACCGCTTGGCTATTATCGGAAATACTGACCGTGCCTTTTTCTACGTGAATGAATTCACCTAAAATCTCAGTATCAAAACTGCTCCCTGTTATGCGTTTTCCGCCCATTTATGCATCCTCTGCTAACTGCAAATCCAACATTAAGTTGATTTCAATTTGTTTAGGGCAATCAATGGGAGTAACAACCCCATAAATACGGACTTTCGTTTTTGTTACCCATTGAATGTTCATATCATCGTTAACCGGTGGCGCAATTTCCCCGACAAATAACACACCGGCTATCGTGGTCGATTTCGCCATCACACGCATGTCACGTAAAAAATACCGCTTGGTACTGGCAATACTGGCAGGGGTAGAATTCAACGAACGATCACCAATACGAGCAATGGCACGCACACGTAATTTACGTGCGACTTTATCCATAATGCGGCAGTATTCCACCACTTGATAATCACCACCTTCCACATCAAGCATGCGCCCATCGGCCCAGTAAACTCCATCAAAATCAGGCCACCACATTGGGACACTAATCCGATTTTTTTCAAGATTTTGTAAACTGGCGATAGGTAACACTTCTGCAGCACTGTCTACGGGTAACGTCATATCACCCAGTAACGCCCCAGTTTTTACTCGGCAAGGGGTATCGGCAATCGTCACGGCGCGGTTACACAATCGTCCGGCTAATTTCCCTACCGTGCCATCTGTGAAAATTTGAGGGACAAGCATCACGCCATCAGCCGCTAAGGTGGATTGTAATGACACTACCGCCGCTTCATATTGCGCCCACGTTTGTGTTTTCTTATCGATACCTTTGACTGACAACATCACTCGAACAAAACGTCCCCATTTTGAAATCAAGGTTGAACGTAATGCTTGCGCCTTTGTGATCGCTGTTTTTGCATCAAGACTAATCGGATCACACAACACAATCATTTCAAATGAATCGGCCAACTGCGCTTGCTGTCCCGAAACACTCCAATCACCATCGGCCGGTATCTCCATCACAGCTGCAGTCCAGTTTTGACCCGCATTCAATGATGCCGCCTTCAGTTCTTGTTTTAATGAGGTGTCTAGTTTCCCCAAAACGGCATCAAAATCCGTTTGACTCGTGACTTGCTGCAACACATTAGGCTGTTGCGTACCGGTGCCAATAAATAAAAAGTGGCGCTCTACTTCCTTGAGCTCACCCCCCATCATATTGAGCTGGTTAACTTGTACTGTCGGCCATGTCATCGTTGACGATTCCTTTTCAACTCTTGTTTAATTATCTGATTCACTTGGTGGTCATCAATCGCAACCAATTCCCGCACAGGTAAAGGAATATCCCATTCACGTTTGGGTTTTTTATCATCCAGTAACCGCATAATAAATCCCGCTTTACCTTGATTAAGATGGCTAGTGATCCATGCAATACTGGGGCGACGACCTTTTTTACGTTTACCTCTAATACGGTAACCAAGAGCAATCAGTTTTTTAGCCTGCCCACGCGTTGCCAACGCTTTATAATCAGGTTTACCATGGATTTTTGCTGCTTCTGCGGCGGTGAATTGTTGTTCAATACCATGTTGATGCTGAAAAGCCGCATTCGACGCTAAATTGTTTTTCCATGTCATGATCACCTTGTCGGTATCAGGTATCGCAGTGAACTTGGAGGCTAATTTACGCATCATCCGTTTTTTCTTACCGCTTTTACGCCCAACCCATTTTCGTCCTTGGGGATCACGCTGCGCTCGCATCGATGCTTTATTGGTTTTCACCACTTCACGACCAATACGGCGTAATATTTTTCGTCGGGTCGCGGGCTGAAGGTTCAATAACTGCAATTGTTCCAACACATTAAGTAAACTTTTTTTCGATACTGTCACGGTCAACATTTAACGGTTTCCTACTGCAATATCGCCATGCTCAGCCGCCCACTCCTTATGGGGGGCTAACGTCCATTTTTGCCCCATATAATCAATCACTCCCTGTGGGTCGAGGACAATATCAACCGGCTCAATAAACTCAATTTCAATAGAGACTGTACTCGTACGATCCGTTTCTGCTTCGTTATCAAACGTCGGCGAGTCAAGCCCATGATCATCACGATAAAGGTCATGGTCATAAAGCCATGCCATCACATTGGCAAACAACACTTGAGGGTCAAACTCTGTAAACGGAAACCGCTCAAAATCAAACACCGCCGTGTATTTCATCCAATAGAGTGTCATTCCCCCTGAGCCATAACTTTTCGCCCCTGTTACTGGGGTGATTTCTGTCATCCACGCATCCATGTGGTCATGCAATTTTTTAGGCAGTACCTGATATAACCGTTGGGTGACACCTTGCAGGTAATAACCTTTCTGTGATTGAGGCTCAATACTCATAACAACATCGCCGAAGCACGACGCTTACCAAAAATAGTCCGTATATGTACTTGGCTTTCTGCTAATAATCTCTCTCGAGTATCAGGCTCTCGTTCGGCAACGGTGTCACCTACTTTACGCATCTGTCCCGTTGCGTATTCAGGAAGTAAATCAGCTTTCGCTCTCGCAAAAACAGCCGTTTGGTATAAGTGGCAAAGGCGGTTAATTCCTTGCATTGTGGCGCCTCCTTGCACCGCCTCTGCGCTGTTATAGCCTTGTTCAATTTGTCGTTGTTGATACGGTGCTAATTCAATATTTACCTGTTCAACAGCGGCAAAAAGTAAGGCAGCAATTTTCTCTGGTGACATATCAGCTGGCACACCACGACGGGCTTCAAAATCACCAACATGAATCGTTGGCCACCATACTTGATGAATTTCCGTCTCTTGGTAATCAATACCTTTTCCAGAAAACATGGCTGCATTACCTCGTTGAGTTGCGCCCTGCCTTGCTTTGTCACGCATTCAGCAACATCTGCTATTAATGAAAAACAAGCGGGCGCAATGGTTGGGAGTGGTTACATTTTCTCTAATGCCCGTAGGCGCATCGCTATCTTATCTATCTGGGTTTTCGCCCCGCATTTAGGGTGAATTTCCATGGCTGTTTCTAATAATGTTTTTGCCTGGTGTAGTTGTTCTATATCACCAATACCGGTGGCAACCGCTTTGCCGCTTTCATCCCGCAATAACTGTAACCCTGCGAACTTGTAATACTTTGCGGTTAACGCTTCATTTAAGCGCCATACATTCATAACTTTTTCAAACACTGTCGAAAAATACGGTTCAACACTGTTGCCTTTTTCCGCTTCTCGTTCAGACCATATCAATACCTCATCAGCAATAAAGGCAGGCCAAGTCCGTTTGGCGATGGGCAACCCTTGCCCCTGCGTAATCGCTATTAATGCCCATTCAATGGCAGTATCAAATTGCTCAGTATCAAATAGCCACACCACAACATATTGAAATATTACATCTTGGTTCACTTGCTTTGAGGCAAGGTGTTGATCTGCCATCGGTCTATATTTAGGCAGTAACACCGTTTGTTTAAACTCAATTTTGTCACTAATACGACCAAGCATTTTTAGCTGCGCTAAATCTTGCTCAAGGGCAATATCATGTAATTGCTGCTTGTCAGCGAAAGAATAATGTCCGTTATCAACCGTTATATGCTGAGCATCAATCTGTTGGTGATATTGCTGAATCGGTGATAACCCCATCTGTTAACCTTCTGCTGGTTTTGGACCAATCGTTACATGAGCTTCATCAAACGAGGCATACGCTTTAGGCTCAGCAACGGCATACCCTTCCATGCGCCAATACGTACTTTCAAACGCTTCACGATCTTCAACATCTTGAGCTTTACGTTTACGGGTTCCTTTTTGAGTATTGATAATCAAATTTTTAGGAATAGTGACCGTCATTCGTTTACTAGGGAAAAATGGCGGTGTTAATGCACGTCGACCGGCAATCGTATTCGCTAATTGTTGCGCGGCATTTTTCTCTGTTGGAGTGGTTGCTGCGTTCAATAGACGCTGTTGCTCTGCGGCCACTAAATCAGAACCGACATACACCACTAAACGCGGGTCATTTTGGAAACTCGGATCAATACACGAGTGAATCAAGTCAGACGCCATCGCATCGAGTGATTTATACGTGCCATTAGTCGGATCTAAATACACATCGACTTCAATCACTTGCTTAGGGTGTTTTTCTTTCACAAGCTGTTGCCAGCCTTTATTGACATCTTCACCCAGAGGATGGGCTTTAGGGTCTGTATCTTCAGACACACTGACACCATTAAAGCCAATACGGATCATATCAAGCGCAAAAGACTGATTAGAAGTTTCATTAATCAAACGCATGAACTCGCCCGCACTGCCCGCATTCGCCCACACACATAACAATGACCACGGTAACGCTGCACACGAATCTGTTTTAATCAGCTCGTACTCATTACCATCAACGCCAACGGTACTTTTAAAACGCCCTGACGATTTACGACCGGTACGCAATGTGTTGATACCCACATCAACCACTTGACCTTTAATCTGATCAACATCTTGTGTCGTAATGGCTTTAAGAAAATCCACAGATTCCAATAACGCTTTACGTAGCTGGGTTTCTTTAGGACCGGTTATCGCAAACTGTTTAGAGGGATCACTGATGCCATATTGTTTTGCGAGCTCTGTAGTAAAATCTTCAACATAGCCTGTCGCTAATACATTCAAACCCATTTAATTAAGCTCCACTTGTTCTGTACCATGATCACCGTGGGGCTCTTGACCTTGAGGTTCTTGGCGTTTAAATGCTTCAAACTCTGTTTTCAGACCTTGCAACGTTTCATCTAATTGGTTGTATTGCGCCAATGTCACCATTTCAGGTGCTTCTTCACCTTGTTTATCTTTTGGTGGTAACGGGGCTAATGCACTAAACATCGGTTGTAATTGTTCGGCCAATGCCGTGGCAGTTTCTGCCGCAAATGCTGCCCGCTCTTCTGGGGTCATGTCTGCTTCCTTGCTTTCTGGTTTATCAGAAGAAAACAAACGATGAAATAAACCCGCTTTTTCTTCTGTTATCTTGTCAATCTCAAGCCGTAATGGTGTAGAAAAAATCACACCCTGTTGCTGTTGGTTAAAACTCAGCTTATCCGTGCCGGTTGACGCTGGGCTATCTGTTACTGCTAAACCAATCAAATAGGCTTTTCCTGTTTTTTGAAAATCAGGATGCACCTCAATACTGGTATAAAGCATCTGCCCTTGTTCATTGGCGAAAACTAATCGACTATTCGGTGATAAACGTGCAAATAACGTAGTTTCGCCTTCAACCTCTTCTGCTTTAACCTCCAGTACTTCACCATAATTACCCCCCCATCGAGTATGCTCAGGCCAAATCAAGGCGGCATATTTTTTGGAGTTGTACGTTTCAGCCATGTCAGCAATCCAACTTGCTTCTATGGTGCGGCCATCGACGGTTTCACCTGCGGTGGCTATTCGCACCCAGTCCGTTGTTATCTTCCCTGCCATTACATACTGTGCCTTACTTAATTAATGATGTTTCCTTTCCCTGCAATACAAATATACGCAACCAAAACCATTAGATCACTCAATTGCGTTCAAGCACATTCGGATATGCAACAAAACAGAAAGCCACCGAACACAAACCCGTCAAAAGCGTTACCGTTACAGGTAATATTGCGTCATGGCTTATTCAATTGAAATACAAGAGGCAGCGAAACGACTTTATTTGAAGTTGTTAACGCCCAAAGAAATTGCTGCAGAATTGCGGCTTAATTCGTCACGCATTATTTATCACTGGGCTGATAAACATGGGTGGCGCGATATGTTACGGGAAGAGCAAGCCGACGAAGCGATCGCTCGCCGTTATGCTTTGTTAGTCGGTTTACCTGAAAAAAATGACATGCAGCTCAAAGAAATGAGCCTATTGATGGATCACCAACTCAAGCTCAAAAAGCTCCGTGGGCAATCCCTTTATTCAGACAATGAACAAGACAACAATCATCCTCCCGTTTCATCCCCTCGACCCAATAAAGAGAAGAAGAAAAAAACAAAGCCGACTCAAAATGATGTTAGCCAATTAACAGCCGCTGACTTCACTGAATGGAATGACTCTTTATTTGCTTATCAGCAAGTGATGCGGGCGAATCTTGGGGAGCGTATTCGTAATATCCTCAAATCACGCCAGATTGGTGCGACCTATTACTTTGCAGGTGAAGCGTTTGAAAATGCGGTATTAACGGGTGATAACCAAATATTCCTAAGTGCATCAAAAGCACAAGCCGAAGTATTCCGCCGTTACATCATATCGATGGCAAAAACCTTTTTCGATATTGAACTGAGCGGTAACCCTATGGTGCTAAAAACAGCCCATGGAAATGCAGAATTACACTTTCTATCGACAAACAGTAACACCGCGCAGTCATATCACGGGCATGTTTACATCGATGAATATTTTTGGATCCCGCAATTTAAGAAGCTCAACAAATTAGCCTCTGCAATGGCAACCCATACCAAATGGCGCAAAACGTATTTTTCAACCCCATCAACAAAAGCCCACCCCGCTTATGGATTTTGGACCGGTGATGAATGGCGACAAGGTCGAAAAGCACGAGAAACCATTGAGTTTCCCAGCTTTGAAGACATGCAAAAAGGTATTCGCTGTCCTGATAGACAATGGCGCTACATTGTCACCATTGAAGATGCTGTCAATGGTGGCTGTACTCTTTTTGATATTGACGAGCTACGAGACGAATACAACAAATCAGATTTTCAAAACCTGTTCATGTGCATATTCGTCGATGATAGCCATAGCGTCTTTAGTTTCAATAAACTTGAACAAGCCATGGTGGATGCCAGTCATTGGAAAGATTTTAAACCGACAGCAGCACGGCCATTTGGTAACCGTGAAGTATGGCTAGGATATGATCCGAGTCGAACCCGAGACAATGCCAGTTTAGTGGCAATAGCTCCCCCTATTCTTGCACCTGAAAAATTTAGGCTATTAGAGAAGTTCTCATGGCGTGGACTGAATTTCAAATACCAAGTCAATGAAATAAAGAAGCTCTTTCAACGTTATAACGTCACTCATATTGGAGTCGATATCACAGGTATTGGTGCCGGCGTGTATGAATTACTTCAAGAAGCTTTTCCACGCGAAACCATGCCGATTCATTACAGTGTTGAGGCAAAAAACAGATTGGTCATGAAGATGATTGATGTGATTGAAGATAACCGTTTGGCGTTTGATGCCGAGCATAAAGATGTCTTGATGTCATTTATGGCGATCACGCGTACTGCCACAGGCAGTGGCAATGCCATGACGTTTAAAGCCTCACGCGATGCAGCTACCGGTCATGCCGATGTGTTTTTTGCTATCGCGCATGCCATCGCTAAAGAGCCCCTAAACCAAAAACAACGTAAATCGACATGGACAGTAACTCAATGACGGAAACAACCAAGAACAAACCACTACATTTTAGCTTTGGCGGTGTTGAAAACACATTAGGCAACAGCATGGCCGATTACATGGGGGTCTTTTATGATGCCTTTAGTGAGTTTTACACCCCACCTATTTCACGTATTGGCCTTGCTAAATTACTTTCAACTAATGGTTATCACTCAGCAGTCGTGCATTCACGTGCCAATATGATTTCACGTCGCTTTATCAGTGGCGGCGGATTACGTAAACGTCAAATGAAAGCCATCTGTCAAAACTATATCCAATTTGGTGATTGCCACTTACTCAAAATACGTGATCGTGTGGGTCGTATTACACGTTTATTTCCATTGCCATCAATGTTTATGCGTCGAAAAAAAAATGGTGATTGGTTGCTATTACAACAAGACGGTAAACATATTATTTATCCAGCGAACGACATCATTTTTATTGCTCAGTATGACCCTTATCAAGACAAATACGGAGTACCTGATTATTTAGGCGGCGTGCAATCAGCGTTACTCAATAATGATGCCACCATGTTTCGCCGTAAGTATTTTCTTAACGGGGCGCATATGGGGTTTATCTTCTATGCCACGGATCCCAACTTATCTGCAGAAGATGAAGAGGAAATGAAAAAAACCATTGCGAGCTCTAAAGGTGTCGGCAATTTTCGTTCAATGTTTGTCAATATTCCAAACGGCACAGAAAAAGGCATTCAACTCATTCCCGTGGGTGATATTGCCACCAAAGATGAATTTAAAGCCATAAAGGAAATAACAGCACAAGATGTATTAGCTGCCCACCGATTCCCCCCTGGTCTTGCTGGTATTATTCCGGCTAATACCGCTGGATTAGGTGACCCTTTAAAATATGACGTCGTTTATCAACAAAACGAAGTGATACCCGTATGCGAAATAATCGCAGATGAAATCAACAATGATCCAGAAATAAGCTCAAAAACAAACATTAAATGTGAATTTGAAACAAAGAACAGCAAATAAACATTCAGTTGAGTGACTAAACTTTATTCATACGTTAAAATTGACTTATTGTGTCTATCCACAGGATCTATTTATGCGTTTAACTTGTCCTTGCTGCGGTGCAAAATGCATTGTAAGTAAAACTAATAAAATGAGTTTAGAATATAGCGAATCATATGCCAGTTGCGCCGGTGATATTGAGCTCTGTGGGTGGCGTGGGGTTATAAGTGTGGCATATAAACATACTCTCACCCCGTCTCGCAAAGAAACCTCAGATATAATTTATCAATTAGCGGCTAAACTAGCTCCTGACACCCGCAAGCAGATTCAAGCGCAGCTAGCATTACTTTAAGTTCTTTTCCTGTGACCGAGGTTCCTCGGTCTTTCATGTCTCCAACAACTAGACCAACCAAATACACCACAACTTCTTCTTGTTCTTCCACAAATTCCTCCGCTGCATTTGCACCAACAACAAAGTCCAATGCATCTATTTGTAATGACATTGATGTTACTCCATAACCTAGCTCGCCATACACTACTGTATAGATATACAGTACATGTAAATATTATCAGGTTATTATTTACAATGCACTCAAAAGATTTTTGTATATAACGTATTAAAAAATATAACCTTTATTCATATATCTAAATATAATTAGCAACCAAGTGCAACTAATTACATATTCATGGTAAGAGTTTTCTTCGTCACACAAGACAAATCTCCATCATGAACTAATGTTAATAATTGATCCCTATCCTCATTATCTATTTCTAATTCGTATCTATTTAAATACGATGTCCAATAATCCAAACTTGAACGCCTTTCAGATAACGTTGCGGAATAATGACGCCAATAACTACGCTGTTGTTTTAATGTGTTTGCCATACGTAATCGTGACAAACGAGCATAGTTAATATCTTTATGTACATTATCTAAACGGTTATCAAGATAAGCTAATCGCTCTAACTGTTGATCTGTAATATCCAAATTATCTTGCAGTGCTTTATGCTCTGCTTTCATCACTTCCACTAAAGCAGCTTTATCCTGTTCTAGTTCAACTTTGATGGTTTCATTTCGTGTATTAGCTTGCCATTGACGGTTGTTAAAAGCCCATCCTAAAAAATCATCAAATTTTTGAGTCGCGTCATCACCTGTAAAGGTAATTTGGTAATGTCCAACAGCAATAACACCACGCTTACGTTTTGTGTCTTTGGCTTCTGCAATTGTCTTATCACATTCCAACATTCTAGCTGTTAGTTTTTCAGCTCGTTGCGCTTTAATTTCTGCCGTTAATTTCTTATTATTCTTATTAATTTGGTAATATTTTTTGGCTTTATTAAGTTTAATTTGAGAATGCATAACCACCGCATTGTAATGTGCATTACTACGTGCCAGCTTCTCTTCACATTCAGCAATAATTGCGGCCATATTATCAGCAATAAAACTCCCCATATCTTCCCAGTCTTTTGCTCTTGAAACGGCACCAATACCGTAACGGTTCCCCCGAATCAAACCTTGATTACCATCACTTCCCTTAGCAGCATAACCTACAGCTTTCACTAAATACGAAGCCCCCGCTTTAGCATGCTTAATACGTTCTATTTTGGCAAAACCATTACCCCATATACGTTCTAATCGTCCGACCCATGCAAAAAAGTGGGTTTTAGGTACCTGCCAACGTAATAAAATATGAACATGAGGGTTTGGCTCACCATCGTCATTAGCTGGCATTTCAGCTACCCAACAATAATCCAGAGGGACTGCACCAATTTTAAACACGTCTTTCTTTATTTGTTTACAACGAGGGTGCTGAATTATCTTATCTTTACGATCACCACGACGAATAGGCGTAAAAGGACCATCAGCAATAACCTTACCGCACTTAGTACCGGCAGGTTTTACTCGTTCCTGTCCGCGCTTTACTCGAACGGGCATATAATCAGGCGTCCAACCGCGTTGATACATCTTCTGTGCTAAATCAATAAAGCGGCTCACTTCAGTACCAATACTTGAATCAGGATGATAAGCACGAATTTTTGTCCATGGTCCACTTGCTCTGATACTGGGATCACCTATATCAAATATCTTACGACCAAAATCATCAACCTCGCCGGTTGGCTTAATTGCTTCTTGGTTAATGGCAGCCAACTCACCTTCTTTTCCCATATCGTCTAACCATGAAAATAAACCCGATGCTTTAATACGATACGGCTCTCGGGAATGAGGACTCATAACAACAACAGTCCCCCGTACTCCTGGTTTAATTCTATTTTTAGATTGGGGTTTACTGGTAAGAATTTTTTCCCGTTGCTCTTCAGTAAACGTTAACGTTCCAAAGGTAGTGTAACCACCACGTAATGCTTGAACATACGCACCCGATTCAAACACTTTACGCACGGCACCATCTGTTAACTTATCCGTAAACCTATCACCAGATTGAGCGGGTGGCATAGTTGATGGCCGAGATTGGGCTTGTAATCGAATACGCCATTCATTTGACCAACCACGATGAAATAACCGAGCCATAACCGGTGCATTTTGAACGAATCCATGTGCATTGAGGCATCCCATTGGATCGTGTTGCCAATTAAGGTTAATCGGCTCAAACGATAATGGTTTAGGCGCAGATTCATACTTAACGTTCTCACCACGGCGAGCTTTCACTTTTTTAAACAAATGCCCCCATTGCTTAAGGCGTTGCTTCTTAGCTCTTGTTGTCGCCTTAGCCTCTTTTTGCGCTAATTCCTCCCTTGTCGGACTTTTGCGCCGCTGGACAAGGCTATTACCCCCAGCCGCTTCGCGACTGCCCTGCGGGGCAAAGTTTCGTGGAAATCTTGGTTCAGAATAATGTAACGCTTGTTTTAATACTTTATCGTTTGAGTGATCTTGTAAAAAGAATTCAGCCTCATTAATTAAGTTCGGTGATGCACCGGTACATAATCTGATTTCTTGAGTTGAAAAAAATCCGGACATAAGCCCGGATAATTTATTTTCTGAAAATCCAATCATAATTGAGCAAACTCCTGTGTGTCGCATACTAAAAATCCACCTTGGTTATTTCCTTTAACAAGAACACCATTGACATCAAATTCGCATTGCAATGATAATTTTGCAGATTCAATCGCTAAAACACGACGATCAAATTCACCCAAAGATAAATTCATTACCTCTGCCGTTTCATTATTACGAACAAAATCACCATCTTTATTAATAAACGCTGCTAAATAATTCATATCAATTACCTAAAATCTTTCAATGAACGATTAGCTAATGGCTTTAATGCATCAGCTAATGTATTGATGGCACGATGTAACTTTGCCCGCGATACTTCATCCATATCAGCAAGGGGCATGTTTATATGCGCTTTAGTTAAACGAGCAGCTGAGCAGATAGCTCGTCTAAAGTCCTCTGCTAAATTGTCATACACTAAACCCGCATGTGACTGGCTACCGAACAAAGCGTGTATATTCGCTAATGATTGTTCCACTGTCGGTATGTTGTTTTGACTTATTCGCTGAGTCTGTCCCATAATTCCAATTCCTATGTAAAGCTGGGAACCGATGACATAGAGTGAAACGTATCAACAAGCACAGGAATCGCTTGAAACTTATGTTCAATTTCAGTTATCAGTAAAACAAGTTCACTGATTGCACCATTTGCTTTTTTCACTATGTCATCTCTGACATTACGTTTAACTCGATCAGTTCTGGTTATTTCCATCGTGTGTCTTACTATTTCACCAGTGCTAGCAGTAACTTCCATCATTCGAGAAGTCGGACACTTAGGTATGCTTTGTACTTTAGGAAGTTCTACCGCTTTCAAACCCAATTCAAACAACACACCATCAACAATGGCTTTATCCCCTGTTGCTTGCGTCACCTTCACCAACTCCAACACTGAGAGCTGGTGTGGTTGTTCAGGATTAAGCTTATTACGCAACATTTGCGGATTAATTTGGCAATGCCTTGCTAACTTGCTTACATCATGATTTTTTGCAAATGAAACATATGACGATTCAATATGGCTTTGTTTAAATTGGATTTGGTTAAACATTGAAACTTCCTTGCACAGAATCAATACTCAAATGAAATAAACCGACGACTAATGTTTAGCGTTGATTGCAGTTGAAGTAAGTAATGCTACGTTAATTAACGTCTTCTGTTTTGGAGAGGCCTTAGGAAGAATTGGTAGACGGCCAGATGCGACCATTTTGTGAACCATATCTACAGATAGTCCTGAGTTAACAGAAAATAGATCAACTGTCTGATATGGCGATACAATGATTAGAGACTGAGTATTCATTTGTGGTATCCTTTAGAGTTACATAGACCATTATTAGATATTATTAGCAATCATTGGGTCAAACAAACCAAGAACAGACCAAATGAAGACAAAAATAACAATAATGGATCAAATGAAACGAGTCAAGGCATTTGAAGAGGTTATTTGTGAATATTGACAATAAGATTGGTCCATTTGATTATAATGGCGGTACAGTTGTACTAGATAGAATAAACCAAGTCCTTAGTTTAAAAGGAAGAGCTGGCATATCTGATCGTTATGAAATCCGGCCCGGTACTATTTCTACATGGAAAAAACGAGAACAAACTCCATTTGAATTAGCTGTACGCATTAATATTAGTGAAGGTGTATCGCTTAAATGGCTATTACTTGGTGAGGGTGAAATGTATGAGAACATCACAAATGAAACAAAAACTGATTCATTTGACCAATTCAATTTAGAGAACGGTAACCTTTCGTCTATTGAGTCTTTAGAATTAGATCATAAAAATATTACACAGCATTTCAATATTTCAAATTCAGATACCATTGCAATTCGAACAGAAAAAAAAACTTACTTGGTCGATAAATCAGCGAATACGATTACTTCAGGAGAGTACTTAGTAAAGATGGATAATACTCACATAATAAGTAACTTAACTCGACTGCCAAATAGCAAAGTATTGATTGATTTGTATGGACGCGAAATTGAGATCGTCGATAGCGATATTGATATTGAGGGGAAAGTTGTAGCAGGGATTAATAAATATTAA